CAGTATATGAACGCAATAATAAATTTGGTTGGTCCAAAAACCATGCCACTCGAACATTGCCCATCTGATCCGCATGAAACAAAAATTTCCTTAAAGTGGTAAATATGATAAAATCCTGCTAACCCCATATTCACAAAAAACATAGCAAACCATATTAGTGGCGTACCATATAAAGATAGACATAACAATAAACTTTCAGGAATTTTATACAATAAACTATATACAGTATTTATTACTGTATAATTATTGTCAATCATACTAAATAAAATTTTTTTGATATAATGAAGAACGGTAATGTCGGTCTTTTTCAAACTATTTATGAATATATTGTTTGAAATATTGTTACTGGACTGCGATTCAAAAACTAGGGGAGTTCTTATTTCTTTATCCAAATGCGGTGGAAATCCAGAATATATTTTTGTATCATGTGCATATACTGGTTTGGACATTTTTTGCTCCATTTTTACGTTGCTGTCGCCATTGAATTTTAACATTCCGGTTTCTGCAATTAAAGATGTATATAGAGAAAGAGAACCAATAAAAACAATTCCATTAATCAAATAAAACATACTCGATGATAAATTGAACCCAAATGTAATCCAGTCAAATGTTTTTTTTTTAAGCATTTCTTATAATACATAAATATAAAATATATAGTATAAAATGTGTTATAAATAAGGAATCCATACCAATCGAATTTTCCTTAAATTAAGTAGCATACATTAATCCACAGTTTCCGCCGACGAAAGTGATTATGTTTATCCGTTCTTCGAAAACATGCAAATCATAATTATATTTAAAAATTCTCCATGTTGGTTTATTAATGCCGATAATTGCCCCATTCTCATCACAAATCGTAGTGGTTTGCGCCTGCGAATCAAGTGGTGGTGTATTTGTAGTAAATTCGAGTTCAACTTGATTGAAACGATTCATGTTGATGGCTCCTGATGGTTGAGTTGCAAATGGGTTCGTATTCATGCAAAAATTATAACAATATAACCCATCTGGTGCATTCCCTTTTGTCCTTACGAATTTTTCGATGAAATTAAAAACCCCAACTGGTTGATTGTTTTCGCGGTAAGATCCATCTAACAAAATTCCCATACTTTGCATGATGTCTTTTTGATTTTCAGGATGATATACTCCCGTTTTAAATAATGTATTAAATGGAACCAATTCAAATTTGGATAAATCGTTTAAATTAGTTTCACTAATTCCAGTTGGTATATAATTAAATTCCCAATTTGTATAATTACTCCATTCATTCCTTAAATTTACATCGCTTCTTTGAAAATAAAACATATAACTCGAAACCATTCCTAATGACTTCAAATCTACTTTTTGAGTTCCAGTCACATTGTAAAAATGTTTTTCATTAATTTGTCTGAATAAATATTTCTGTTCTTGAAGCGCAAAAATGCGTGCCTCTTCTGTCGATAAAAAACAATATGTGCAATTTAGATGAACGTCTGTGTTCCATAATATTCTTGTATCTGGATAAACTGTATTTTCGTCTATTATATTGCTTGGAGGCGTTTGCAAAAATCTATAAAATTGCATATAATTCGAGTTAAAATTCGGCGAAATAAATGGGCAATTATTTGAAATATCCTTTACATCTTTAATTCGAAATAGTTCAGAAATCGGTTTGAACGTAATGGTAATATGTAGCTCGTTATATTGGAGCGAAGTAAGCGGAAACGCCATTTGACTACTCATTGTGAACCATGTGTTTAATGGGATATATAACACTTTCCCTCTTATTGAAGGTTCCGCCCCAGCAACATCATCCGTATAAATCGCATTAGGATAATTACCACCATTGTAATTAAGGTTGGGAGGATTATTTATGTCTGATGTATTTCCCGTCATTTTATCAAACAAATCTTTTTTCTCGGTTGAATAATCACGTTGAATCATTGCCAACAAATAATCGCCAGAAAATTCCTGCAATGTTTGACTTCCGCATGTTATCAATATTTTATTTATCATCTTTGCGCCTAAATTGTCAATCCATCTAAATTCATAAGGCACCACATTGGTTGACGATGAATTAACATTATATACTGGACTCCAAATATGGGGTAATTCAAACGAAATATAGGTATCCATTAAAAGATCTGCATATCGTGGTATTTTAAAGGTAAATGTCGATTCCTCTGTCAATCTTAATGTTCTCGAACCTTCAAAATCAACCCTGAATTTTTGAAATCCAAAATTGGTATATTGAGAGTATGCCGTTTTAAAAAATGTTTTGGAAGGGTTTCCATTTAGAATTACATTTTGTTGTCCATATGATACTAAATTCATGAGTCCGCCAGGCATTGTATTTATATATGTATATTAATATTATTTAACTGTTTTTATTTGTTATTGTTTTTTGTCAGTGTAATATATATGGCTTCTAATAAAGATACCCCGTCTATTAAAAATATGACGTCTATTAAAGATATGTTTAAAAATTTAGATGATTATATGATAGCTTCTATAATCACGGTTGTTACAGGTGTAATATGCATAGCATTTGGCTTTTATTTTTGGCGTATGACAAACATGCAAAATAAAAAATGCTCTGAAATGGATGGTTTGAGTAAAAAAAATGTATCGGTACATTCGGTCGTTCCGGGTGATTCTTTGTTTAAAGATTATCATATACAAACCGCATACAATTGTTGCAGTTTAGGATCTTATTCAAACGATTATGTAGGCATGTGTGCTTTGCAAAACGTAATTAAACAAGGGGTAAGAGGACTTGATTTTGAAATTTTTTCATTAGATGATATGCCCATTGTATCTACATCTATGGTATCTAGTTATTATACAAAGGGAACATACAACTCAATTGATTTCAATGGAGTTATGAACTTTATCGCAAATTCAGCATTTAGCGGGTATTCTAACAATTCGGATGACCCGATTATTATTCATCTCCGATTTAAAAGCAAAAACGCAAAAATGTATAAAAATATGGTTAATATACTTCACAATTATGAATCTTTTTTAATTGATAAAAAATATAATTGCAACGATCCAAATTTTAATTTAGGAATGGTGCCATTGAAAAATCTGATGCGAAAAATCATAATTATTGTAAATAACGAGAATAAATCATACGAAGATAATATTGAATTTATGGATTATATTAATATGATTAGCGGCACTGGATTTATGCGCATGCACAGTTATTCCGAAATTAAAAATATGGATTCAAACCAATACAATGAGTTAATAAAATACAATAAGACAAATATGACCATTTGCATTCCAGACAAAGGAATAAATCCGACAAATCCTGATCATACACTGTTTGTGGATTCTGGGTGCAATATGATTGCGATGCGTTATCAACACAATGATAATTATTTGCAATTTAATAAAACATTTTTTGCAGATAAAGCATTTGTAAAAAAGGATGCTAAATATATTGGATAAGGATAAAATATATATTTATATTATGAAAAACGTCTGCAAAAAATTATCATTTCAGGATTGTGAATTAACAATATTAAGAGCCGCCGTTGATAAAGCGGAGAAAAAACAAGGAGAAAAAACGGCAAATTCGGAGGAGATCAAAAAAATGATATTGATTGTGGAGAATTTTATAAAAATTAAAAAGCTTATTTGTTATGGGGGGACCGCAATTAACAATATTTTGCCCAAACAATCCCAGTTTTACAATAAGGATCTTGAAATACCGGATTACGATTTCTTTTCTTCAAACGCATTAAAGGATACCGAAGAATTGTGCGACATTTTTGCGAAAGAAGGATTTATTGAAGTAGAAGGCAAATCGGGACAACATCATGGTACATACAAAGTATTTGTAAATTTTATACCTATCGCAGACATTACGTTTATCCCAAAGGATTTGTTTAATGCTTTGAAAAAAGACTCTATTCGCGTGGCCGGCATTTTATACCCTCCTGCAAATTATTTAAGAATGAACATGTATTTGGAGCTTTCTAGACCAGAGGGAGATGTTGGGAGATGGGAAAAAGTGTTAAAACGTCTTTCTTTGTTGAATAAACACTATCCTCTTTCATCGAAAGAATGCGAGAATGTGGAGTTTCAAAGAGAAATGCAAGAAGACAAAAATTCCATAAATATATATGAAAATGTAAAAACCACCTTAATCGACCAAGGATGCGTTTTTTTCGGTGGTCATGCATTGTCTCTTTATTCAAAATATATGCCGCAACAATACCAAAAAAATGTTAAAAAAATACCGGATTTTGATGTTTTTACCACAGATCCTTTACTAACTGCCCAAATCGTGAAGGAACGATTAGAAGATATCAATGTGAAACATGTCAAGATTGTAAAACATGAGGCGGTCGGTGAAATGATATCTACTAATTATGAGGTGGTGGTTAATTCGGATACAATTGCGTTTATATATGCACCGATTGCTTGTCATAGTTACAATATAATCAAGGATTCTGGAACTATTATTAATATTGCAACAATCGATACAATGTTGAGTTTTTATTTGGCATTCCTTTATGCTAACAAGAAATATTATGACAAGAATCGGATTCTTTGTATGGCTACGTACTTATTTGATGTCCAAGAAAAAAACAGGTTGGAACAAAAAGGAGTGTTGAAAAGATTCAGTATCAATTGTGTTGGTCATCAACAAACGGTGGAGGAAATGCGTGCAGAAAAAGCCGAAAAATATAAGGAGCTCAAAAATAACAAAAATAGTGCAGAATACAAAGAGTGGTTTTTCAGATACAGACCAAATGAAAAGTTTGAATTAAACCAAGACCAACAAAATGCAAATAACAAAACGAATAAGAATAAAAACAAAAATAAAAACAATCAAAACAATCAAAACAATAATAATAATAATAATAATAATATAATTTATAAATATAACAAATCTAACAAACTAACAAAAACAAAAACAAAAACAAGAACAAGAACAAAATCCAAGAAAAATAACAAAACGAGAAAAAATAGAGGAATGTTAGATTTTCTGAAATTCAAAGACGTTTAATATTCATCTCTGATTGCTTTTCCAACAGGAAATCTCGGAATACTATCACTACTATATTCCTGAAATATAACAGTGAGCATTTTTCCAATATAAGTAGATCCTTCTAAGAAGAGTTTCTTCCTGAACTCAAATGTACCTCGCGGTCTCACTGCGAATATTTTGTGATCTTTTGTTCTGCAATCCCATACAATTGCACCTTTTTCATCTCCGGTGCCTTCATGAAATCCGATAATTTCAAACTCCTCTTCCATAAACACCTTATATTTTTGCAAATATTTGCTTCGTTTATTGGATTCATAAACACCTCCCATATCTCGTATCATAATTCCTTCATAACCATCTTGAACAAATTTGTCGTGCATTTCTTTGATGTCTTTTAATTCTTTGGCAACAAATGTAGTGACCTTTTTGCAAAGATAACCTAACTCAATGCTGTCAATAATTTCATTTCGTTGCACATTTGTAAGGAGAGGTCGATTTACATCAAACATATCATAAATGTGATACTCGATCATATTAACTAGTTCTTTGTTCTCAGATGTGCATTTTTTTTCACTCAACCGAACCAATCCAGAAATAACTTCGAAATCCAGATTCTGTGTATATAACTCCCCATCCAAATAGAAATTTTCCTGGAATTTTCCAAGAATACTCTTTAACTGTGATTTTAGTACCTCGAAATTTTCAAATTCTACCCCTTTTCTTGATTCTAAAATAACCTTTCCATCACGGAGATAAGAGAGACAACGGATACCATCATATTTTTTTTGAACAAATGTCGGCAATTGTATCTTGAATGCTTTACCAGACTTTTTATAAAGTTCAAATGAGAATTTATTTGCTAGC